TCTGCCCCAGGTTATCTAGCTCTGCGGACGAGAGAGTGCGAAGCTTAAAAACGCCATCTCTTTTTGCTCCAAAACCGTTGATGCTCGACATGAACTTGAGGAATACGGAATTATCAATATCCTCAAAATCTTTCAGCTTTGTCGACTCCCTGAGCTGGATTACTTTGTCGTTCAGGTCGAAATCGTCGCTCCAAGTGGCCGCAACCATCAGATCGAAGATGTTTAGTTTGGTGCCGGTGCTGTTGATTCTCTCAAAGATGGGACAGACTTCTTCTACTGTTTTTTCCTTGATAGTGACGACCGGGATCAAGTATTCGCGAAAAATTTCGTAGAGGATATCTACTGATTCTTGTAATAGATTGACATTAGAAAAGTCTGATAATTTTGTTCTAAAACGAAGGAATTCCGTCGTTTTAAAAAGAATATTCATGGGGATTTTTTTGTCATCTATTTGACCATTAAAGTGTAAAAACTTTCTCTGTTCTAGGTCAAAATAGACATTCAGCTTATTTAAAACATGCCGGTTAGGCCAATTCAGTACTCCATAAATGGTGGTGAGCCTTTGTTGGCCGTCAAGCACGTAGTTGCGGGGATATTTTTCAGGTGTATCGGGTAGATCGAACCCGCCGACATTCTTCTCGCTTTTCATTGGCTGCTCAGTCAGCCAAAACAGCAAGCTACCTATAGGATATCCCTGGTATATGCTCTCAAGGAGCTTCAAAATCTGAGCTTCTTCCCATACAAACCCCCTTTGGAACTTAGGAATCTTTATATCCCCGGTTTGTATCCTATTAACCAGATTTGTTATTCGCTCAATTTTTGGCTCCGGTGGGTGAGAAATAGGAACGTTCATGCTAAAGTGTCCTCCTTCATGAGGCTGACCAAGCTTTTGCATTTCATCTTGGGTCAAGGTGACTCCTAACCCGCAGGAGAGTAAAAACTCCTTATACATCGTCTTTATGTGTTGTTGCAGTACTTTTTTGAATTATTTCGTCTCAAAACCGCCTCCGCCCCGCGCCTAGCGTCCCGGCTTGCCCGACACGCATCACATGAGACAATTGGAATTATTTTGTCTCGTCTCCGGCGAGCAGCTTAAGCAGGGCGCGGGCTCGCGCCCCGTGACGATCCGCTAAAAGTAGACAAAACGGCCTCCTCTTTCCCCTGCCCAGGAAATAACTGGACAAATGAGCGTATGTTGTCCATATTCCAAAAACACACTTGAGCTTTGGCGCCGGTTTGCACCCTGCAAAAAAACCTGAAAGCTGGACAAAATGACAAACCATTGCCATGGTGGTTCACGTAGCCTCTATCAGGCAGCCGGTTCAACTCCTCCAATCTGTTCCAATCACAAAGGGTGTTTCACCGGTGTTTCAGAGGGCTGTAAAGTGGCTCTGGGTCTATGTGCTACGGGGTTCGCCCCCCCGTAATTCCATATGTGAAATCAAGGGGCTGGCAGAATGCCTGCCAACCCTTCTTTTTAAGTATGCACACACATTGCAATTAAACTAATCACATTCCCAAGAACACTGTTTGTAATTTAGAAAACGCAGTAGGTTGACATCGTCGGGCGCCGGTCGGCTCCAGTCGGACCGCCCCGAGACATCGTTCCGGCCTTTCAAGCATTTCCGCCCCTTCACATTCTCAAGCAGGAGCGCCCGACGTCAATCCTGACCGAGGAGACGAATTCGCGGCTAACGGTATCTTCCGCTTGAATCACCAAACCTCCGAGAGGTCTGTAGAGGCGCCTATCCAGGGATGCATTTCCCATCCCCCTGCGGCGCATTTGAAACAGTAGACGTCCCGGCAGAGTTCATAGCCTTCGGGATAGATGACGCCGTCTTCCATGCAACTGGTTATTTGCTGCGATTCGGGCATATCGGCCTCCTGAGTTGTATTTGGGTCCCCAATATAGTCTAGAAATTCGGGGCGGCGCGATCAAGTGGGGACGAAACGCGTGAGGTGTGAGGTATGAGGCGTGAGGCGTGAGGCTCACGCGCCTGCGCGTGAGGCCGAAACCCCAGGGGGGGCGGGGGAAACGAAAGAACGGAGAACGGAAGACGGAAAACGGAGAAACCGTTTCACCGCACATCGCGGGATTGATTCTCCTGTTCAACATAAACTGTTGAAATCCCCCTCGTGCGTCCTCACAAAAGATCGGAGGCCGAACTAAACGTATTTACACGCGGTTCACATCGTTTAACGCGGACCCGAACGCAGTGAGGGTGCGTCCTCACAAAAGATCGGACGCCGGATTGAACGAACCCACGCGCCTTAAATCGTTCAACGCGAACCTGAACGGAGTGAGGGTGCGTCCTCACAAAAGATCGGACGCCGGATTGAACGAACCCACGCGCCTTAAATCCTTCAACGCGAACCTGAACGGAGTGAGGGTTCCCCTTTATAAAAGGGGGAGGCAAAACTGCGCCCAATCCGATGCTCCGAGGCGTACACCGGATCAAAACGGCGCCTGCGGCGAGCGCTCGGCCTCACGCGCCCGCGCGTGGGGCCGAAACTTCGGGGGGTGCGGGGGAAACGTTCCCCCGCGATTTTTTCTTCTCCTTCCTGATTTTTACCACTTTTATATCCAGTTATTTCGACCGGTTCGGATTTCCGCTCCCAGTGCCGTTTGGCGCAAAAAGGGAGCGCGTTGTATTGGTGTGCCGGAAAGGGACACAAACATGGCCAACCAATACACACCACGAGGGACCTGCACGATATGCGGGCGCAGGCTCTCCGCATACAATCCGGGCATGAGCTGTTTTTTCCACTCGGTCCCGGAGAAGTCGCAGAATTTACTGCTGGAAGAACATTATCACCCGGTCAAGTACATAGATCCCGATACCGGCAGTCTCAAGGTGCGCCTCAGCCAGGGGGGAGCCTGGCGCCAGTCGGCGGTCGGGATGTGCGGGTAGGGTCTTCCGGCAAGGGCGTATTCTAAAGGTTTCACGCGAAGACGCGAAGACGCGAAGGAGGGCAAGCAGGGTACATGCATTAGCGAGGAGTTGCGTCGGCACTATCTGGAACCCACGAGCCCAAGCGCCTGGAAAGCCGTCTCTGTGCCGGCCGTCGATGTTCTCCTCATTCTCTTTGTTCGCGTGGAAAAGATAGAAGGTGCTTGTTCGCCTGATGAACCTATTTTCGGGGAAGATAATGGGCAGTGACACAAAATATAGAAGCGACATGCCTGCTCGGGCTTTGAAGATGGCCCTGGCGGGCGCGACCATGGACGATATCGCGAGGGCGTTCGGGGTCCGCAGGGACACGCTTGAGGGTTGGGTGGAGCAGCGGGGCAAGCTTCGGGAGGCGATCGAGTGCGGCTTCATGCGCTTTCGTTCCGAGTGCGCGGAGAAAAACCTGTTCAGGCGGGTCGAGGGCTACTTTTACGAAGAGCGGACCGAGGAGCTGCGCAAGGTCGAAGAGCTGGACCCGGCAACGGGCAGGACCGTCGCAGCCGAAAAGCCGGTGGTAGTTAGGACGGTGCATAAGCATGTGCCCCCGGATACGCGGGCCGTGATCTTCGCGGTAAAGTGCCTGCTGCCGGAGAAGTATCGAGAGAGGCAGGAGGCGCGGCAGTCCGGGTTGGACGAGCTTGCGGCCGAGCTTGAGGAGGCCAGAAAACGTGCGGGATAAGGCGACGATCGGCAAGATAGGCTCGGACCTCGGCGAAAAGTATGCGCGCGACCCGCGGGGATGGGTCAGGTATGCGTTCAAATGGGGCGAGGGCGAGCTGGAGGGCCTGGACGGCCCGGACACATGGCAGGAGGAGCTTCTGGCCGGGGCGGCAGAAAAGCTGAACCGGGGCGCCGGCGCCGGAACGGTCATCCGGGAGGCTACGGCAAGCGGCCACGGGGTCGGAAAGTCGGCCCTGGTTTCATGGCTGATCCTTTGGGCGATGAGCACTTGCCGGGATACGCGGGGCGTGGTTACCGCCAATACCGAGACGCAGCTTAAGACCAAGACCTGGGCCGAGCTGTCCGTGTGGTTCAGGAGATGCTGGTTTGCCCCGGCGATGTTCGAGCTTACGGCAACGGCCGTTTTCAGCAAGGCGCCGGGCCATGAGAGGACCTGGAGGGTGGACCGGGTCCCGTGGTCGGAGCGAAACACCGAGGCCTTTGCCGGGCTTCACAACAAGGGGCGGCGCATCCTTCTCATATTCGACGAGGCGAGCGCCATTCCCGACGTGATCTGGGAGGTCTCCGAGGGGGCGCTGACAGACGAAGGGACGGAAATAATCTGGTGCGTCTTCGGAAACCCGACGCGCAACACGGGGCGGTTCAAGGACTGCTTCACGGGCAAGGCCGCGCACAGGTGGACCGCGAGGCAGATCGATTCCCGGTCCAGCAGGTTTACGAACAAGGCCCAGATCGAGGAATGGATAAGGGATTACGGAATCGATTCGGATTTCGTCAAGGTGCGCGTGCGCGGGATGTTTCCGTCGATGTCGGCAAGGCAGTTTATATCCGTTACGGACGTGGACGCGGCGTTCGGCAGGCACTTGAGAGACGAGCAATATAATTTCGCTCCGAAGATCGTCTCCGTCGATCCTGCCTGGGAGGGCGACGACGAATTGGTGATAGGGATGAGGCAGGGGCTGGCGTTCAGGCTCCTTCGGACCATCCCGAAAAACGACAACGACATCCAGGTGGCGGGCATCGTCGCGCAGATCGAGGACCTGGAGAGCGCGGACGCGGTTTTCATCGACGCGGGCTATGGGACGGGGATCGTCAGCGCCGGCAGGAGCCTGGGGCGGAACTGGCAGCTCGTCTGGTTTTCGGGCGAATCGAGCGATCCCGGATGCATCAATAAGCGGGCAGAGATGTGGAAGCTCATGCGCGACTGGCTGAAAAGCGGCGGGGCGATCCCGGCGGACACCGGACTCTACAACGACCTGATCGGCCCCGAGACTGTAGGCAGGGCCGACGGCAAAATCCAGATCGAGGCCAAGGCGGACATGAAAAAGCGAGGCCTGAAATCGCCCAACCGGGCCGACTGCCTGGCGATAAGCTTCGCCTATCCGGTGTCCGCAAGGTCCCGGAGCCGCAAGCCCGCTTTCGCCGCAACCGAATACGATCCGTTCGAGAACAGTCTTTAGTCCCGCGCAGCGCGGGACCGGAAGCTCAAGACTGTACGCAACGTCGGAAGGGCTTGCGAAATGAATGTTCATGTAGGGTGGGCACGCCGCATTATCGTGCCCACCGTTGCGCCGGTTTAATCCGGCGTCCGATCTTTTGTGAGGACGCACCCTCACTACGTTCAGGTTCGCGTTGAACGATGTGAACCGCGTGTGAATACGTTAAGTTCGGCGTCCGATCTTTTGTGAGGACGCACCCTCACTACGTTCAGGTTCGCGTTGAACGATGTGAACCACGTGTGAATACGTTTAGTTCGGCGTCCGATCTTTTGTGAGGACGCACCCTCACTACGTTCAGGTTCGCGTTGAACGATGTGAACCGCGTGTGAATACGTTTAGTTCGGCGTCCGATCTTTTGTGAGGACGCATGAGGGGGATTTTAATAGTTTAGGTTGAATAGGAGAATCGAAATCCCCCCTGCCCCCCTTTACAAAAGGGGGGAAATACAGAGCAAATTGCCCACTTTTCAGCGGATTGCCGACTTTTTGTGCAATTGTGACACAGTCTCTAACCTTTGCCCACCCTACACTTTGCGCAGTTATTTATGCCGTAGCGTATAAAAACTGAGTGTAAAGGAGCGAGCTTATGTGTTTCGGGTCTCCATCGGTACCGCCGGCGGCGCCGCCCCCGGCGCCTCCCCCCAGCCTGCCGGACTCGGGGGTGCAGAACGCGGGGCAGAACCGGAGAAACCTTGCAGCCCTGGCCTACGGGGCGTCCCAGACGATCCTGACCGGGCCGCAGGGGCTTCAGGCGCCGGCGGCTACGACGGCCGGCAAGACGCTTCTTGGCGGGTAACGGAGGGTCACGCGAAGCGAGGGCGTGGTTTTTTCTCACGCGAAGGCGCGAAGCCGCGAAGAAAAGCTGTCTGTCTCAAAAAGAAGACCAGTCAAAGCTCCGGGCTTTCCGCGGTCGGTCAAGCCCCCGACTTGGGCACTCGTTTTGATGCCTTATCCTTCGCGGCTTCGCGTGAGACAGGTTTTTTCTGTTGAATGGAGAGATGATGTCTGACAAACCGGTCAAGTTCACGGCCCTTCGGGCAAATCCGCAGGACCTGATAAAACTCAGGCAGTACGTCGACCGGCGCCTGGTGGGCATGAGGGCGGACCGGTGGTCTTACTGGCAGCACTGGAGGCAGCTCAGCGATTTTATTTTGCCGAGGCGCGGCCGCTATCTTCAGACCCCGAACCAGGCCACAAGGGGCGATCCGGTCGGGACGAGGATCATTAACGAGACCCCTACCCTCGCGGCCAGGACCCTGGCCGCGGGCCTTATGGCCGGGCTCACTTCCCCCGCGCGGCCCTGGTTTCGGCTCTCGATCCGGGACATGGACGTCTCCGACAACACGCCCGTAAGGTTGTGGCTGGACGAGGTGAAAAAGAGGGTGCTGACGGTCTTGTCCCAGAGCAACGCCTACAACGCCCTGCACGTCGTCTACGAGGAACTGGGGGTATTCGGGACCGGCTGCGTTTTGATCGAGGAGGATTTCGAGGACGTGATCCGGTGCCAGACCCTTACGGCGGGCGAGTATTACGTTGGGTCGAGCGGCAGGAACGAAATCGACACCCTGTACCGGGAATACGTTCTCACCGTGGCCCAGATCGTCGAGAGGTTCGGCCTCGACGCATGCAGCCCGACGGTCAGGTCGCTCCACGAGAGCAGGCTGCACGACCGGGAGATAAACGTCTGCCAGGCGATCGAGCCCAACGACGACCGGGCGCCCCAGGTACCGGGATTGAAGGGGCGAAAGTTCCGGTCCGTGATCTGGGAGTGGGGGCAAAACCCGATGCTTGTACTCGAACTCAAGGGATATTTCGAGCAGCCCTTTTGCGCTCCGAGGTGGCATGTGATCGGAAACGACTCCTACGGCAGGTCTCCGGGCATGGAATGCCTGGCGGCGAGCAAGATGCTCCAGACCCTGGAGCGCAGGACCGCGCAGGCGATAGACAAGGTCTTGAATCCGCCGATGGTTGCCGACGTCTCGATGAAAAACGAGCCGGCGAGCCTTCTTCCCGGCGGGGTGACTTATGTGGCAAACCTTGCTCAAAGCGGGTTCAAGCCGGCGTACGAGGTGCCTCCCGACATCCGGGGGGCGGAGGAAAAGATCGCGAAAGCGGAGGATCGCATAAAATCCACGTTCTTCGCGGACCTTTTCCTCATGATAAGCCAGCTCGACACGGTGAGGACCGCGACCGAGATAATCGAGCGCAAGCAGGAAAAGATGCTGATGCTGGGGCCGTTTCTGGAGCGCAGCCAGTTCGAGCTAATCAACCCGTTTATCGACCGCGTGTTCGCGATGATGCACCGGGCTGGGCTTATTCCTCCGGCGCCGAGGGGCGCGAGGGGAAGGGCCTTCGATATCGAGTGCGTCTCGACGCTTGCCGACGCGCAAAAATCCACCGCCACGACCGGAATAGAGAGGCTTGCGGCGTTCGTCGGGAACCTGGCGGCGGCGAATCCCGACGTGCTCGACAACGTGGATTTCGACGAGACGGTGCGCGAGTACGCGGACCTGATCGGCGTGACGCAAAAACTCATCGTCGCCCAGGATAAGCGCGACCGACTGAGAGGACAGCGCGCCCGGGAGCGGCAGAAGGAAACGAGTATGCAACAAAGCCTTGCCGCAGCGCAGGGAGCCAAGACGCTCAGCGAGACGGACGTTGGCGGCGGGCAAAATGCGCTCAGCAAGATGCTCGGGTTGGTTGCGCCGCAGTTGAGCGGATAAGATGGAGGGGTACAATGAGTCATAAATCCTTTAATAATGATGCAAAATGTGCCGACGTTGACGATACTGATAACCCACGCCCGAGTCGGTTTCGCCATGTCATGAGCCGATTGCTTCAGATATTAAAACCAATTCCTGGTTTAATGATCGAAAATATCTCGCCCGAAAGACTGGCTGAACTCGGCATAACCCATGAAGATGGAGGTATCTGGCTGGGCGAAGATCGTGAGGGATTTTATGCGGATTATTTTTTGATTCCCAAGGAATTGCATCTGGGTACCGGATCGGCGGCATGAGCAAGATGAACGACTACGAGATTACGATCCCGGCTGAATGCATCGGGCGCTTCCGCGAGTTGCGCAACGCGGCGGTGGATGCCCTGGGGCCGGATGAAGTTGAAGTAATGGAGTTGGGGAAGGACCTGATAAGGCAGCTTTCATAGATGGTCTCGGCCCGCACGTGCCACGGCGGACCTGAAAGGGGATAGGCGATGTTGAGATTTCAGCAGGCAGTTGACCAGAACGGATTGCCGATAGTGGGCGCCATACCGCAAAGCGACACGATTGATATGCTCGTGTTCACGGCGGCCGGCACGCAATCGGACACTGTGCCAACTGGGGCCGACCTTGTTTACATCAGTTGGACGCAGGGGAATCTCTACGTGAAGGTCGGCGGAACGTCGAACATTCCGAGCGGCAACGTGACGGATGGCTCGGGCTCGGCGATCAACCCGTCTGTTCGGTGGATCAGGGGCGCGACCAGCATCAGCATTACGGCCGATGCGTCCTGTTTTGTATCACTGTCATACTATTCATGAGGACCGCAACTATGAAACGAAGTCTTGCTTTGGCCGCTGTAATCCTGCTGTGCGCGTCATTGGCGCATGCTCAATATGATAGCCATCCAAGTTCGATGAATATGTCCGGCAGAGGACCGCTGAAGGTAGACTCCGCAACTGTGAGCGGGGCTGTACAGACCGGATCAATTTCGCAGACAAACCCCGCGCCGTATCCGTATTGCGTCGAGAACGTGTTTCCTAACAGCCCGCAATTAGTTAGTCCGGTTTCCTATTCGGCCTCGGGGAGCGCATTATCGGGCAATATTACCGAGGGAATTGTTAATGCAGCCATTGTGAACGACACGAGAGCATGCACTTATCCAGGCATTACTCAATTGCCGAGCGGCTCGCTGCTCGTTGTTTACCGCTGTGCTACGGATGCCCCGACGGGCGATGAAGGCAATAACGGAATCCTGTATTACAAGACGACAGTCGGCCAGCAAGGCACCCCTGGGCTCACCTGGGGCAGCGAGAGCACTCTCTATACAGCCCCGGCCGGCTTTGAGGCTCGTGATACCGACGTGACGACACTTGCCAATGGGCACGTCGTAGTATCGTTTATGACCTATAATTGGACAACCCTTGCCAGGAACACCTATCTAATATTCGGAACTCCGAGCCCTTCCGGCTCGATCACATGGGGCTCTCCCATTGGGCCGCTTGGGCAGTGGACGGGCGGAAATGGAACGAGCAGCAAGGTTTTCCAATGGCCGGATGGATCGTGCAGCCTACCTATTTATGGGGAAAATACGGGCGGATATGAAAGCTCGGCTTTGCTGCACAGTCCTGCATGCACGTTCCAAGATACAGCAAACATGACGTGGACTGTGGTGGATGCGGGTTCGGCCACTCACGATCCGAGCGAGGCGAATATTGTGTGGCTTCCAGCGCTCAATGAAGCCGGAATGATGATCCGCACAGATACCCCGACGCCAGGATGGGAGGTCAGCTATCTCACCAAATCCGGCAATACTGTAACAGCCTCGACGCCTGCTATGGCCTTCACTCCATCTGGAATACCTCAAGGCAGCCGGCCGACAATTGTTGCATTGCCCTCGGGCGCCGTTGCATTCTTTGGCAGGGTGGATAGCTCTCAGCATAATGGATATTCCGTATCGTGGAATAATATGCAGTCCTTTGTAACGCCCTACACTTACCAGCACACAGGCGGCGGTTTGTATGATTCTGCTGTTTTGCTTTCGGGTGGAGAGATAGCGGCTATCCATTCGTATATAACCAGTTCTTCCGCCGCACGGATTGATTATCAGACCTACTATGATGGCCAAGGCATGTTCTCGGGCGGGATGGGACAGTTTGCGAATATAGCCGTTGGCACAGTCTCGGGGCAAACCAACGATGCAGTCATGATAGAAGCAAAATCAAATTGCAGCGGCTTGGGCATACAGGGCGCTGCTGGTATTGATAATGTTTGTC